TAAGGATCATGAGATCAATTACAGGCTGGTCAGACCAGCATCGGCCAAATGGACGCATGAACAGTTTGTCAGGTATACAGGTTGTCAGGAGTACGCGAAAACGAACCAAGAACAGCGAGACGCCGCGAGATTGATTGTAGGGCTTTAATGACTGTGTGAGGTACTACCATGATAGAGATCGTTGTCTCAGCGGTCCTAGGATGGCTCCTAGGCGATATTTTTGGTGGGATTGATAACCAGGAACATTGCGAGCAATAAAAAACCCGGCCTAAGCCAGGTCTTTTGGTGTGAATGATTAAATCTCTTCGATTTTTAGCATCGAAGATTTACGAGCTGCTTTAAGAGCGGACTCGTATGTTTTGTGTCGGCTGATTACATCTCCACGACGTAATACCGAGAAATCGTATGCAGCAACTACTGCATACAGGAATTTTGTTTCTTTTTTCATCTGGCAGTGAAGTCACTAAAAACTGCCTTTCTTGCCTTTTCCGCGACTTCTACCGGAAAGGACTCCACTCCGATTTGAGCGATTAGCATCCCTTCTTTTTTGCGGATGGCTATAACTTTGGCGCTCTGGCCTTCGAATCTAATAAATCCGTACTTGTATTCTATTTTGGTGCCGTTCTTTGTTGTCCAAGTCGTCATTTCGGTCTCCTGTTCGTGGCCGGCCAATCCAACCACCTTGACTATAGTATAACACAGATTGTTATGCAGTCAATACCTGTTAGTGGATTTTTTTGAAAAAAAGTGATCTAATTTGCAAATCCTAGCTCAATCAAGGAGTTGGATATGAAAAAATTCATGGCCGAACATCCAATCGTAGGCCGCACTTGTTGGGTGACGATTGGTGCCGGGCTGATGGCCATAGCAGCATGTGCTGTCTATTTGGTGGACCGCTTGCTTACAGAAATCCTTTCAAAATTATGAAGATAATCGCTAAAACAGCGTCAGGCTATATCGTTCAGGCAACCGAAATCGAGGTTGCCAATATCCTCGGGTATCCATCGCTGATAGCGCCAGGCTATCTCGCGCCGCGTGAGGGTGATGTAGTCGGAATCAGCACTGCAGCTCAAGATGCTCCAAAAGTCAGGCAGGAACTTACTTCGTTGCGCACGGTTGTCGATGCGATGAGTGCGCAGCTGACTAAGCTCGGATTTTGATGGAGTTTTTGGGTGTGATGGTCTCTCTGGTCGTGCCTGGATATATTATTTATGTCGGTATTTGTGAAATACGGAAGCTTAAGAAATGAGTGGTATGCCACTTAAAAGGAAATTAAATAATAAAGTAAAAAAATTCGTTGAAGAATATGCACGATCGGATAATGCTACGCAGTCGGCAATAGCGGCCGGTTATTCAGCAAAAACAGCACATGTACAAGGTAGTCGTTTGTTAAAGGATGCTAGGGCGCAGGAATATTTGCAGGAAATAACAGGAAAAAGCAAAGAAAAGAGGATGATGGACATCAATGCACGTATGGATAGGCTGCTCCAAATGTTCACGGGCGAGATCGAGGATTATCAAATTGTGCGCGGAGAAATCACAGCCGCACCCGCTAAACTCAGGGACCAAATTAAGGCCGCTGAATTGCTTGCCAAAATGAGAGGCGAACTGACCGAGAAGCGTCAAGTTGATGTGCAAGGCAATATATTGATTCAGGTAATAAAATTTACGGATGAAGATTCGTCTTCCGGCTAACGATTGGCGGCCGCGTGACTATCAGATGCCAGTGTGGAGATACCTGGAGCGCGGCGGTAAACGCGCATCGCTCTGGTGGCATCGGCGCGGCGGTAAAGACGAGGTATGCCTGCATTGGACAGCATTGCAGGCAATACAGCGCATTGGTAACTATTGGCATATGTTACCCGAGGCGAGCCAGGCTAGACGCGCTATTTGGCACGCTGTAAACCCTCACACTGGTCGTCGAAGGATAGATGATATATTTCCGCTGGAGATCCGCAAGCGCACGCTCGATCAGGAGATGTTAATCGAGTTGATTAATGGCTCAACCTGGCAGGTTATAGGCTCAGATAATTTCCGTTCTCTGGTTGGAGCACCGCCTATTGGGATTGTATTTTCCGAGTGGTCTAAGGCCAATCCACAGGCGCTCGCGTATCTCTCGCCGATCCTCGCCGAGAATGACGGATTTGCGCTGTTTCCGACTACGCCGATGGGAAAGAACCATGCCTATGAAACGCACGAATCATTTCGGCGTGATCCGGATTGTTTCGCCGAGACATTAACAGCCGAGGATACCGGTGTATTTAGCGATGACCAATTGCGCAAGGAAAGGCAAACGTATGTGGATATCTACGGCGATACGCTGGGCAATGCATTATTTGAGCAGGAGTATTATTGCAATCCAGATGTAGCGGTTATAGGCGCTGTCTACGCCAAAGAACTATCAGATGCCAGATCAACCGGGCGCATAGGACTGGATTTTGAGCCCGCGAACAGTCCAGTTTATACATCGTGGGATATAGGGCGCACAGATGCTACGGCAATATGGTTTTGGCAATTGGCTGGCGGTGAGATCAGGATCCTGGATTATTATGAGGCCCAACTCAAGGACGTGGATCATTATGTCAGTCAGATCACTGGCCGAGAAGTACTAAACCCAATGGCGGAATGGGCCTATGGCTCGCATCAAATACGATGGGGACAGGATATCGATGGTTTGGAGCATCGGCGCAAGTATGATTATGGTATGCATTATGTACCGCATGATGCAGCACACCGCCCTTTGGTTGGCGGCGGGCAATCTATCGAACAGATGTTGCGCAAGGCGCTCGGGCGCGTCCAAGTGATTGACAACAAACATGTCGGGTTTATTGGCCAAGTAGCCTTGACTCGCGCAATGCTGCAGCGTGCCTTTTTTCACCGCCGATGTGATACTGCTATCGATATGCTCGGCATGTATCGTTATTCGTACGATGAGAAGCGCCGCAAGCTGTCAACGGATCCAGTACACGACTGGACATCACATGGCGCTGATGCGTTGCGGATAGGCAGTGTTGCGATCTCTCAATTGATGCCGCGCCTGGAATCGGTACAAAGAGTTGATACCGCTAGAAGACCAATACGCTATAAACGATCAAGGGGAACTGCATGGTCCAGATGAATGACGAAGATCTAGTTAAATGGGCCACTGACGAGCTGAGCGAGGCTTCACAAGGGCTCGATAAATGGCGGTCTCAGGCTGACAAATGCTATGCCTTCTATGCCGGAGATCAATGGGAGGAAGAAGATCGCCTGATCATGGAAGACGAGCGTGACAGGCAGGCCGTTACATTTGATCGGATCACTCGCACAATCAATGCTGTATCAGGATCAGAGATACAGAACCGCCAGGAAATCCGCTATTACCCGCGTGAGATGGGCGATGTCCAAGTCTCCGAGGTCATGTCATCCGCAGTCAAATGGGTCAGGCATCAATGCGACGCGGACCATGAAGACTCGGAAGCATTTCTGGACATGCTTATCTGTGGTATGGGATGGTCGGATATCTATCTGGATGCCGATGCCAAGGAGCCGAATATCGTCCAAGAGCGCACGGACCCGCTCGAATGTCTTTGGGACCCGAAAGCAAAGAAGAAAAACCTTGAGGATAGCAAATGGCGTGCGAGAATTAAGGCTATTACCAAAATGGAATTGGAACAGCGTTGGCCGGATGCTGATTTAGGCCTTGCGTCTGCTGGAACGAAGTATCTCGATTACTCAGTTACGCCAAGGGATGTCACGCCGCCTAGATACCGTGAAGAAAATCAGACAGGAACAACCACGGGTGAAACAGAATTCGAGCTCGTGGAGTTTTACTGGTGGGAGTATGAGCAGTATTATCAAGTGCTGGATATCAATGGCCAGCTAATTGACATCAGCGCCGAGCAATGGAAATCGAAAGTCAAGAAATACACAGAAGAAAATGGTCTGAAATGGACTAAACGCCGTCGTAGAAAATACAGGAAAATGCAGCTTGTTGGAAAGGAAATTCTAGAGATCGATGACGCTTTGTCTCAAGATGATTTCACCCTGCAGTGCATGACGGGCATGCGCTGCCGCAACGATAATACCTGGTTTGGGCTTGTTAGCCTGATGATGGATCCGCAGCGATGGGCTAATAAATGGCTGTCAGAGCTATTGCATATCAGCAACTCCAATGCTAAAGGCGGATTGCTTGCCGAATCTGATGCGTTTGAGAATGTCAGGCAGGCCGAGGACTCCTGGTCCAGAGCTGACTCGATTACCTGGTTGCAGCCCGGCGGATTAGCCAAGATCCAGCAAAAAGACATTGGGCAAATCCCCGCCGGAGTCGATCGATTATTGCAATATGCATTAGAGGCAATCAACAGCGTATCCGGCGTTAATCCTGAAATGCTCGGGCTCGCGGATAGGGACCAGCCTGGCATAATCGAGGAGTCTCGCAAACGCGCTGGTCTTACCATGACATCGATATTTTTCGATGCGATGCGTCTTTATCATAAGCGCATGGGTCGGGTATTGATGGAGATTATCCGCCAGTATATTGCTGATGGTCGACTGGTCCGCGTAGTTGGTGATGAGGGCGGACAATACGTTCCGCTGATGAAGGACCAATTGGCGCTTGAGTATGACGTTATCGTGGACGAAGCGCCTACTTCGCCGAATGTTAAGGATAAGACATTCGCGGCTTTGATGCAGATCCTGCCAATGGCAATCCAGGCCGGAATCACGGTTCCGCCGGAGGTTTTGGAATATGCACCGCTGCCGGAATCGCTGATACAGAAATGGAAACAGCAACTCAATCCAGAGCCTACGCCAGAGCAGCAAGCCGAACAGCAGCAGCAAAAACAGATTACGATCATGAGCCAGATTGCGGCGGTCAAGGAGCTTGAGGCGAGTGCCGAACTTAAACGCGCAACGGCAGTTGAAAAGGGCCGCCAGTCAGAAACGGAAGATTGGCAACTGAAATTGAACGCTGCTCAAATGGGATTTGACAGCAAGATGGAGGGAATGAAATTCGAGCATCAGCGCGAACTGGATAGGCTTAAGGCATCCTACGAACAACAGAAGCTAGAACTCGAAGCCGCCAAATTTGGTTTCCAGGGCCAGTTAGAGAAAGAATCTCATCAGATGGAAATGGAAGCTATGGCTGTCAAGAACGCGCATGAGATTGAATGCATGAAATATGATGCACGAAAGTTTTTGGAAGAAGATGAATTCGTCGGGACAAAGCTTATATCCGAGGTGAATGGAGTATTGACGGAGGCAACTCAGCGTCAAATTGCCATGATGGAACGATTGATGGGATTAATGAGCACGATTGACAAGAATATCAAAGCGCCAAGAAAGCGTGAGATTGTCAGAGACAAAAGAGGACGCGCACAGCACGCGATTGAAACCATTGTAATTGAGGAGACTCCAAATGCCGAGTAAATCCAAAAAGCAAGCCCGATTAATGGCCGCATGTGCGCATGGAGCGGATTATGAGAAATGCCCTCCGAGAGCAGTTGCTAAGGAATTTTTTAATGCAGATCAAAAGGCCGGAAAGAGCAAGGCAAAAAGATCGACAAAGAAGATAAGGTAATGCCGAATAAGTACGGCGATATTCGTTACGACGAGTATTACAAAAACCAGTTTAATACAGAATTGAGCGCTGAGAACGAAGCCAGGTTTAATACTTGGATGCAGAATCGATCTAACGATATGCGGCGCGATTTATCGAAAGATCTGGTCGATTACGACTTGAGGGGCTATTGGCTGAATGGCGGATACAAGAATGGATCGAGAAAGATAATGCCAGAGAAATACAAGAAACCGAATCATCGCACGTTTACAAAGGAGTCCATCTATCACGGAATGGATAGCCCTTATGGCGTGCCGTTTGAGGGTGGTTCATGGGATGATGATGGCAACTTTATACCTAGCGATATGCAGCGTAATGTAATGGGTTGGAAAAAATGAACGATGAACCATTAATCTGGACCAGCAAAGGCAATTTGCCTATTTCGGATCTCGAATACCGATATGGATGGCATATCGGAAAAGATGA